TCAGGAACATCCGGTCTGCCAGTCATCTTACGGGCATCCTCAAAGCTTTTTACCAGTTCTGTGATTTTTTGATTTTCTTTTTTCATGATGATTTTTATTAGTTATAATATATATTCTTTCCACAAGCCAATGAATTGTTTGCCGCAATAGTCTGATAACTCTTTGCTTTTCAAACAAAGGCGAGACCCGCTACCCGCATCCGCACCCGCATTACCGTAACCCGAATCGTCGAAAGCGAAAGAGGAAGGAGAACTATTAGGTTTAAACCATGGATACCATCGTTTTACATCATAATCGCATACATCAGGTACCCAACCTTCGTTAAGGGCTTTGACAATGGTTGCCAACTTCTGATAAGCTATATCATGTTTGGTAAGCCCAAGCTCCATTAGTTTGGCTTCATCAAGAGAATTAATACCTAATTCTGCACAGGCATCCTCATAGGTCTTAATCCTATCAGTTATCTTACGTTGGAAAAACTCTTTACCAAAAGATTCTTCCAATACTGTCTTTAGTTCGTCGGAACCATTATTGTAAAGTTCCATGGCTTTCTTTTCACTGATTTGTAATGTTCTCATTTTCTATTCTCTTTTTAAGTTTCTTACTCATTTTTCTGCATTGTCGGGCCTTGTCTTGCTCTGAAGTTTTTTGGCAATGCTTGTCAATCAATTCTGCACTATTGTCAAGGAGCCGAATTAGATTTTGTATATCAGTCTTGCATAGGTCCATGGCCATTCATGGGATTTCTATTTTATTAAAGTCAATACCTCGCTCATTCATAAAGTCACCTAAGGCTATGATGTTTTCACGAGTAGTAGTGACCTTGAACGCTCTCGTCAATAATTCAGGCTGTCGTATTCTGGATTGACCAAAAGGTACTTGTTCGTCAACTTTTTGATTTGCCATTGAAAACGGATTGACCGGACGTGATTTGCCCTGTTCTGCTTCATCAGCTTTACGAGCTTCTTCCGCTTGTTGCTTTTCTTTTTCCGATTTAATCTTAGCTTCTTCTACTGCCTTAGCTCGTTCCCGCTGTTCTTTCAGACGGTTTGCATATTGAATCGTAGAAGTGATGTTGAGTGTATCCATGTAATAAGTACGGAGAACATCATAATCTTCGCCAAAACCCTTCAGCGTAGATAGCTCGTTTTCAACCTTATTAAATATGGCATCAATATCCGAACAAACAGACTTCATGCTCGCAGTCTTGTTTAGCCATTCAGACTTGAAGACCTTATTGAAATCTACAAGATTAACATTTATTCCATCAAAGTAAGTTTTGATAGTGGCTTTTTTCCTGTCTTTGTATTGCTGCTCGTTCTGCTTGACCACAGTATCAATCTTGGCAGAACACTCACCGATAAGTTTTATGGTTTCGTTCACAACGTCCTTAAACTCCCCGAAAGGTTTCATAAATTCTTTCTCTATTTCAAGACGTTTGGCATTGAGTGCTTTTGTCGCCTTGTTGAGAATTGCCTTGTCTTTCTTCGCTTGGTCGATATTCTCATCGTTATAATTGGTAATATCATACATTTGCAAAGAAGCTTTTACCATATCTCTGATTTGCTTTGCATTGGTAGTAAGGCTACCTAACGTCTTTTCACTTACGACCAGTTCTAGGTCGCTTTCTTGAATTGCTAATTGCGTTTCCATTGCTCTATTTGTTTTTGATTAATTTTTCAAATTCATAATACTCATATATTTCTCCGTTATATTCAGATAGTAATTTGTTTATCCAATTGGTATCGCATCTCCCACCATAATACACATAGCATTTTTTTAAGCTTTCAATATCTGAATATGCGATGTTTGACAATACACCGTCGAACATAAGTTTTGCTGCTTTAGTTAAACCATCCCACCATTGACCGAAGCAATGAGTTGTGCTTCCATCTGACATTTTCAAATCAAACTCTCTACCAGCAAATGCTTGAAAATATTTAGAAGGACTTTTATAAAAATAGAAGTTATATATTCCTTCATCTTCTCCGATTATTGTTTCATTGTCGAACTGTGTGTGGATAAACTCAACTTTGCGATTGAATACGAAAAAGATTTGTTTGGATTTGCTTTTGACTATAGCTTCAATTCTTATTGGTTCTTTTGTATTCATCGCTCTACAAATTTTCGTTCTTTTAAATCATATTGATTAATCTCAATGCTTTTCATTTGAGGACTGAAATAGAAGTACTTTTCAATCAGAGGGAGTAGCGCATTAACTGCTTGCTCCTTAAACTCAGATTTATGCATTTCTAATATCTGAGCTTCTGATTCATAATCCATTCCAAATGCAAAATCAGAAATATCAGATTCAAGATTATCATGAATATCATCTACAATACTTTCTACTGCCGATTTTACATTATATCTTTCAACTTCTCCAATGGTAATGATATGTGAATTGTATTCATCACCATCTTCATACTCTTCATATGATTTATCAAACTTACCTTGTGCATCAGCAATAGCATCTTCTATGCTATGAAAGGTATTGCTAAATGTTTTTTGATTTGCAGGAAACCATGTGTATTCTTTATTGTTTTTCATTGTTCTTTTTTTACTAATAGTTTATTTATTTCTCTAATCTTTATTTTATTCCGAGATATAGCAACTTTTAAATCATGAATTTTCTTTTCATTGGAAATGATTTGTAAACGTTCATAAATTTCATCTATATACTGTTGAATATTATTTTTCTCCTTAATTAAATCACACTTAACATAATATGAAATCTTGTCCCTATATATATCAGCAAACGTTTTCATATTACTCAATATCCGCTATTTGGTTAATAATGTCATCTGCCATTTTGATGCGTTTCTCCATTTCTGCAAATACCTTTTCATCCGGTAGTATGCGAACAATATGAATAGGTTCTATCTGGAATGGGTTGTAAACCACAAAATCAGTCCAGTTTGCATTACAGCACATCATGTGAGCCATACATTGATAAAAGTATTCATACTTCACTTTGAGAAGAGAATCATTGTCATAAACTTCACTTTTATATTTCATAAATGTATTTTGGGACGGACATTTTATCTCAATACATCCACATTCTCCCGATTCTTCGTCATAGAAGAAACCGTCCGGACTACTTGCGAAATTAGGAATAGTGGGGTGCTTGCACGACCCCACTTCCACAATATGCCTTTCTGTCAGTCTTGAATACAAATCACGCGCACTCGCTTCCTGCTCTGTCCCGAATTTTATAGCTTTGCTTTCTACGTTGACAGCAGACAAATATTCAGCAAACGCAATATCATCGTTTACTATTTCAGGATTCATTGCCCGTTCTGCTGCAACTTGGAAAATGTAATTCTTGGCAGTATCGCTGAACATGTCGCTTCTTCCACTTTTCATAAGCAATCCAGCATTGCTACCTGTAATGTTCCCGAGACGACATCTAAACCAGTCAAGCGACTTTTGTTCCGCATTTTCTATCATAACAATGTTTTTTGAGCCGATTTATTATTCGTGTCATTTTGAGACTGATTTATAGAATGCTCCGCTTTTGACTGTTCTTCCACACCTGCGGCTTTTGCTGCGATTTCGGCAAGTTTGTTGACTTTAGATTCTTTATCTGTGACATCCTCATATTCAGTAAACTTAACTTCTTGCTCTTCTTGTGTGTACATTGCACCTAGTTGGGCTGGAAAAGCTTCCCGTAATGCTTGAACCTTGGCAATCTTGGAAATCATAGTAGATTTTTTTTCATTCCATATAGACTGCTTTTTATCGTATTCGGAAAGATTTACTTTCGCTACAATAGGGAATTTACGGTCAGAACGGTAAACTTCACACCACCCACCAACAAGAACATCTGTTTTTTCATTATAGAAGCATCCTTCCACTTCTACAATTTGATTGTCTCTAACTATAATAATACCGGCTTTGAAACCCTCATATTGCTCACTCGCATCAGCACGCTTGAAAAACGCTTCTTTACTGACAATCATTTGAGCCGGCTGTTGTCCAAATTTTACAAGAAATGCTTCATTCAAGAACGGGTTAAGCTGGTTGAATTTACAAATACTGATAAACTGTACAATATCTTGGTCAGAGACCTGACCGTTACCTTTTGTTAGGTAATTGCGCACAATATCAAATGATAATGCCACATCACTACCAGCAACTTGATAAATAGTCTTGCCTTTACCAAATATTGCCAATGCATCATTTTCCTGCTTTGTTAACTTATTTTCTTCCATTACTCTTAATATTTAAAGGTTTAACAATATCTCGACAACCCCTGTGCTAAGCAAAGGCTGGTTCTTTCTTCTTCTAAGCTTTTGTCGGTATATCCAGATGAAATCTTGGAAGAATGCAATTTTAGTTTCTGGTTGATTTCTATTTTGACATCAATTATGTCTTCCTTGATAAGTTGGATAATCTCCTCTTTAGGAGAATACCCATATTCAGGAAGATATTCAAGTTCACATGACTCAACTTTTTTAAGTTCCTTTTCCAATTGATGAAGTTCATCATACATTTTGTTCTCTTTTATAAGTTTCATAAACGATGCCTACAGCAGCCAACAGCTCTTTCATTCTGGAGTTTTTCTTTTCCACACCATCATACATGGCTGCTTTAAATTGAACTTCGATGGCATAACTTACCAGTTCCTCATGGCTCATAGCCAACATTTCTTCTTTTGTTTTCATTGCTCTTATGTGCATTTAGTTATACATGTTTTACTTAAAATTTTACACATCATTCATTTTCTTCCTCCAGCCTTTTACCGTGCTTTTCCAAATAGACCGAAGACCAAGAAAACACGATGAATGCAATCCAAAACCATATGCTATCAGGATTAGCACTTAATACTACTACGGTAAATGATAAAACCCATATTGTCAAGAGAGGTGTTCTTTTCATAACTAGTTGATTATCTTTTTATTATGATGTAAAACTACTTTATTTTTGACTTTTGGCCAAACGTTATACTTTCAAATTCCTTGTCATTAACTTAGTATAACTATTTGGCAATCACTATTTTAAAGAAGCATGTTTTACCACATCATAAGCATTGCAATACCATCTACCATTTTGACGGTCTGCCGGTTTTTTTTCGGCACGTATTGCACCGGAACCAACTAGACGAAACAAACGTCCTCTTCCACCAACTATATCAGCAGCTTCACGCTGACCGAAAGTCTTGTTGTTAAGAACAATCTTCAATACATCCTCGTTAATCATGCCTATTAATCTTTGAAAAGGTTATTTTTGTGAGCATATTGAATGAATTCTGACTTCTCGTGGATGTTTAATTTGATATAAACTGATTTGATATGATTTTTTACAGTATGAGGAGAGAGATATAATCTGTCTGCAATCTCATCATTGTCAAGCCCATCATAAACCAGATGCATAACTCTCATTTCCGCATCCGATATACGGCTATTGAACTGTGGATTGCAAATGACACCTTCATACTTACATTCACCTCGCATTGGGCATCTTACACGCTCAAAATTAAAACCTCCTTTTTTATCAATATCACGACTGGTATTATCCAGTTCCCCAAAATTGCATTTACAGAATCTATTGACCATCAGAAACTGAAAATATGGGATATTTCCCGAACTTTTTCTATAACATTCCGTTAATGCCTGATAAGCTTTAGGATAACATTCTCTTATGCGCTCCAAGATGTCTTTAACAAGAATCGTATCCTTGTCTGTAAT